AATGAATTATTTAATGTAACTACAAACGGTGACAAATTAACTTTGTCGGCTAGAGAGTTGTACAAAGAATTAAACATTGCAGGAAGATTCTCTAGATGGTTTGAGCAAATGTCAGAATACGGATTTGAAGAAAACGTCGATTTTACAAGTGTACAAAATTGTACGGTTGTTAATAACGGAGCGACTAGAGAGTTACAAGACTATCAAATCACACTAGATATGGCGAAAGAAATTGCAATGCTACAACGCAATGAAAAAGGAAAAGAAATTCGTAGAAAACTAATCGAATTAGAGAAGGCATGGAATAGTCCTGAAAAAGTTATGGCACGTGCATTAGACATTGCACATAAAACAATTTGCTAATCTTCAAATTGAAAATGAAGAAATGAAACCGAAAGCGATCTTTGCCGATACTGTAGCAGCTAGTGATAGTTCAATCTTAGTTGGTCAAGAAGCTAAATTGATTAGTCAAAGCGGATGTAAGATGGGTCAAAATCGTTTCTTTGCTTGGCTAAGAGAAAATGGGTATTTGTGTTCTAAAGGTGAAAATTACAATATGCCAACGCAAAAATCTAGAGAAATGGACTTGATCGAAATCAAGATTAGAACAGTAACGAATCCTGATGGTTCTGTAAGAGAAACTAAGACACCAGTTATTACAGGCAAAGGTCAGATTTATTTCATTAATAAATTCAAAAATGCATAAAACGATAAGAAAGGGTGGTCACAATGAAAAGCACAACTGAAATTATTAAAGAATCTGAAGAATTGGAACTTCAAATTAAAGACATTCTAGAAAAATATAAATGTAGTAACGAAGATTACGAAAAAGTTTCGACAATGCTTACACACGTTTATTTATGCGGTTTTGAAGTTGGAAAGGGATGTGTTGTGAAATGAAAGTTCTTCTTGGGTATAAGGACATCATGGAACTAGGTGTTTCTAAGAAAACCGCATACAAGATGTTGAATCTCATATGCGAATCGGAGGCTTACAAAAAGTCCAATCTATCCAAGGTGATAGATACAAAGAAAGTTCCAACAAAGTTATTTATCAGGATGTTTCCTGAGTTCAAAGAAATAGTGGGGTGTGAGAAATGATGGACACAGATGATTTAAGGGTTATGGCAGATAACCAATTTATTGATGAAGATGAAGAAGAGGAGGAAGAACAAGATGAGTACAGTTACGAAGACTACTGTTTCGACTGTTGCAAAGCAGAAAGAGACGAAGAAGCCTGGTTCTAAATCAACCGCAAAGAAGAAAGCAGTTGAATTAGGTGATTGTATCACGCTTCCTTCTTTCGCTAATAACGAGTACGAAACTCAGTATTCAATGCTAGTTAGAAGTCAAAAGCAGACACGCATGGTTAATCGAATGGCTAAATTCAATTACATATGTTCAATTGTTTTATTCGCACTAGCTATCGCATTCACAGTTTTCGCAAACTGGTACATAAGAGGATTGTAAGATGACACAAACAGAAAGAGTTATCAAGCACCTAAAGGAATATGGATCTATCACTCCTTTAGAAGCAATTAAAGAGTATGGAATCACTCGTTTAGGTGCTCGCATATGGGATTTAAGAGACTTGGGGTATGACATTGAAACGCAGACCGAGACTTCAAAAAATCGGTTTGGAGATAAAACATCATATGCCAAGTACGTATTAAAAGGAGGGGCTAAAAATGAATCTGTATCAAGACACTGATAAATACATTGTCGAGCATTATGGAAACCATGAAGAATGGTTAAAAAAGCGTGGATGTGGAATTGGAGGGTCTGATGCAGCGTGCTTCATGAATTTGAATCCATGGAAAACGCTTAATCAGTTATGGCATGACAAGAAGTTCGGTTCACAACAAATTACAAACGAGGCTATCGAGTATGGCAACGCTGCTGAACCATGCTTAAGAATGTTGTTTCAGGCAAAACATCCTGAGTTGGATGTTCAGTATGTTGATAACGTTACATTGGTTTCTAAGGAACATGAGTTCTTGAGATACAGTCCTGATGGACTTATCTACAACAAAGAAACAGGCGAAAGAGGAATTCTAGAAATTAAAACATCTAAGATAATGAATCAACAGAGTTTAGATAAGTGGGGAACAAATGGGGAGAAAGCAGTTCCTAATAACTACTATTGCCAAACTTTAGAGGGATTGATCGTTACGGATTTCGACTTTGTTATTTATTGTGCAGAACTAAGATTTTTAAATGGCAAAGCATGGATAATAGAGCGTTCATACAGAAAAGAAGAAGCACTATATAGTATGAATGAACTAAAAGAAAACATGTTAGAAAAGTGGGATATGTACTTTGTTAATGATGTAGAACCGCCTATCCCATTGTCTTTATAAAAAATGGAGGATGAAAATATGGAATTTAATTTAGAGGTTAGTGCAAAGGATGGAAAAGTGTACACAAATGCAAGTGATTTATTACCTGAAATCCAAGAAGGCTTAAAGCACTACAACTATGTAGTAGATGAAGGCAACTACAAGAAGGCTAAAACAGATAGAGCTGCTTTAAACAATTTGGTAAAGCTTGTATCTGATAAACGTAAGCAAGTTGAAAATGATGTATTCGCTCAGTGGTTGCAAGATAAAAAAGACATTATGCAAGTCGAAAAGACTATCAAAGAAGCATCCGATAAATTGGGTGCTGGAATCAATGATATTGATAATGCAGAGAAAGAATTGAAGAAAAATCAAATCAAAGAGTTATGGGAAAGCATGACGAACAACAAATATCCTTTTGAACTAGTTTTTGAAGAAAGATATTTGAACAAGTCTGTTAAGCCTAAAGAAATTGAAGAAAGCCTAAATAACAAGTTTCTTAAAGCAGAAGAACAATTATCTTTTATTGAAGCTTCACTTCCCGAAGATGAACTACAAGCAGAGCAAGTTATCCAATTGTTCTGTAAGACATTGGATTTAAGCAAAGCTACGGAACGTATCAACGAGATCAAGGAAGCTAAAGCAAAGCTTCAAGAAAAAGTAAATGCTCAGATTGAACAATCTAAACAAGCTCAAATGGAAAGAGTAAATGCAGCAGCTACTCAAAATCAAGTAGATGAGGTTCCAAGTCAAACAAAGCCTAACAGATATTGCGTGTTCAAAATGGAAGGCCCTATGGAAGAACTACAAGCGTACAATCCATTGTTGAACCAATTTATTAAAGAACACAACGTTAAAGTAACAATTTTAGAAAAGGGAGAGTGTTAACATGATTCAAAACAATATTGCTAAAAAGCCACAGGCTTCATTCGCATCTTACGTAAAGTCTGATGCAGTACTTGCAAATATCACAAAAACTTTAGGAAGTGCAACAAGAGGAAAGAAATTTGTTGCATCCATTATCAGTGCAGTTAATACGGATAAGAAATTAATGGAATGTGATTTTCCAACGATTATAAGTGCAGGAATCGTAGGTGATTCTTTGAACTTATCACCAAGTCCACAATTAGGACACTACTACATGGTGCCATTCAGAGACACTAAGAACAATCGTACAGTTGCTACATTCCAACTTGGATATAAAGGATATCTTCAATTAGCTATTCGTTCAGGTCAATACAAGAAAATCAATGTTGTAGCAGTTAAAGATGGTGAATTGTTAAGCTATAACCCATTTACAGAAGACATTGAAGTAAGAGCTATTACTGATCCATTAGAACGTGAAAAAGCTCCTACAATTGGATATTACGGAATGTTTGAATTGACTAATGGTTTTACTAAATCAATGTACTGGTCAAAAGAAACAATGGAAGAACACGCTCAGAAATATTCTAAAGGGTATGCAGCTCATAAGGGATATACATTCTGGGAAAAAGATTTTGACGGAATGGCTTTCAAAACTATCTTACGACAATTGATTTCTAAATGGGGGATCATGAGCATTGAAATGCAAACTGCAATTGAAACAGATATGTCATTTAAAGATGATGTAAGTTCTGAACCTGTTTATTTCGATAGTGAAGAAAATCAACAAGTAGAACAAGTTCAAGTATATCAAGAACAAACATATCAAGAACCCGAAGGTGTAAGTCTTGTATAAATCAAAACGTAGCCAAGCTACAGATATTCCTAAATCAGTTAAAGATACTGTATGGGAAAGAGACGGGAGAATGTGTATCTTTTGCGGTTCTCCCTTCGCATTTCCCGAAGCACATATAATCCCTAGGTCAAGTGGAGGACTTGGGGTAGAAAAAAACATTATTACAGTGTGTAGAAGGTGCCACAATCTTTTAGACCAAAGCACAAAGAGAGAGAAAATGCTAGGAATTGCCAAAAGATATTTAGAACGCATCTACGGAAACATTAGTGAAGATGAGGTGAAATATAATGCTAAGTCAAAATGAACTGTTGTTTAAATACAATCCATTTAAAGTCAAATATTGGAAAGATGAAGAAATCCAAGAACAACTTGAAATTTTAGTTGATGCTTATATTTCAGATGAAAATGCAGTAATGGAAATGGCATTAAATGTTGAAAACCTAGCGAATCAAATGTTCTTAATTGGCGAAATGATGGCTAGATTGCAGGAGAGTTCCAATATCTTAAAGGTGGATATTGAAAATAAAATGACAAACGCTATTTATGTAGAACGTAGTACTTGGGAACGTGATCATGGAAAAGCACCTAGCATTAAATATTTTGAAGCGTTAGCTTGTCAAAAAGTAGCTGATGAAAGAACTAAGCTTGCAAAAGTCGATTCTGATTTAAAGCGTTTTAAAACTGCTTATGAAAGTATCGAAGCCAAGATGAATGCGACCAAGAAAAAAATCGAGGCTACTAAGTTTGAGATTGGAGGTGCGTAAGATGGCTTTCATTGGTATTGATCCAGGAAATCTAGAAAGTGCATATGTAGTTGTTGCAGATGATTTAAGCGAAGTCCTAGAAAAAGGAAAAGTTGAAAATCTTGAATTGATGAGATTACTTACTCGTTTCAAGCTTACATACGATATTCGTTATGTAGCTATTGAAATGATACAAAGTTACGGAATGGCAGTAGGAGCATCTGTATTTGATACCTGTGTTTGGATAGGACGATTTAAAGAGCATTGCTTAAAACTTTTGTGGGAAGTGGAGTTTGTATATCGAAAAGAAGAAAAAATGATTCTATGCAATTCGATGAAGGCAAAAGATAGTAATATCACACAAGCTCTGATTGATCTATTCGCAAAAGACACACCAAACAAAGGAAAAGGAACTAAGAAAGAGCCTGGATACTTCTACGGATTTAAAAAAGACGTATGGCAAGCGTTTGCGGTCGCTTACGTTTTTCATACAAAGTACATAGGTACAGAATGTTAAGAGGTGTGATGAATGGAACAACAAAAAGCGTATTATGCGATTATTCCAGCAAACGTAAGATACGATAAAGATTTAGCTCCAAACGCAAAATTGTTATACGGAGAAATCACTGCGTTATGCAACGAAAAAGGATATTGTTGGGCATCTAATCAATACTTCGCAGATTTATATCATTCTTCTATATCGGCAGTACAAAAATGGGTAAATGCCTTAGTGAAAAAAGGATATATCAATCTAGAGCTTGTTTACAAAGAAGGAACGAAGCAAGTACTGCATCGAAAGTTATACATCACCCCTGGTGTAAATATTTACACCACCTCACATAAAAATTTATATGACCCTGGTGTAAATATTTACACCACCTCACGTAAAAATTTATATGACCCTGGTGTAAATATTTACGTGGAGAATAATAAAGATATTAATAATACATTTAATAATAAAAAAGATGTATATACACGCAAACACAAATATGGAGAATATCAGCACGTTTTACTATCGGATAAAGAACACGCACACTTGGTTGAATTGTATGGATCATCTTTGGATGAACACATAAAGATTCTTGATGAATATATTGAGACATCAGGAAAGAATTACAAGAACCATTCATTAGTGCTTCAAAAATGGGTACATGATGAATGGATCAAAAGAAATAAAAATAAGCCTGTTAAATTGGATTCTAAATTCTACACCCAGGAAAACACACTATCCGATGAAGATTTGATGAAAGAATTTAACAGGGTGAGAAGGGAAATGTTAAGAACGTAGAAAGGTGATTAAATGATTAATTGGTTTTGTGGGGTTGTATGTGGAAGTGGTACAACACTTCTTCTATATAGCCTATTTGTTGGAAAAAGAATTCAGGAAAAACAAGATAAAGCCTGTAAATGTATCTACAAATATGAAGAATACAGGCGAAGAGTTAGAACATTGGCAAATGAAAACAAAAGTCTAGTGTATCAAGTTAGAGAACTGGAAAAGAAGCTTGAATCAAGTAAATACAGTGGTGATTACTTAGGCTTCGAGGAGACGAAATAATCAGGAGGGGCAAAAGTGAAATATTACATGTTGGACATAAGAGATATATCAAATGTACGTGGAATCGTAAATGCCAAAGATGTAATGAGGGAATTGGGCATTACAAATGCTCAGTTCTCCAAAATGGTTCGGAACGAGGAAACCTACAAAGGATGTATTCTTCTTCCTGTTGAAACGGATGAGGAAGAAAGAAGAAAAGTAACAAGTGAAGATGCTGAGCAATTCCAACTACTAGGCGAAAGTAAAACAGGAATCAGATATTACATTACAAGTTATTTGAGAGTTGTTTCTGTTGATTTAAAAGGAAATCAAAAGGAAATGAAAGCTAAAAAGGAAACGGAATCAATATACATAGTTGTAGTGAACTTTAAAGAAGGGAAACGATACTTGAATGTATTGTTTGAAGCCTACAAAGCTTTCGTTGGGGAAATAGAAAAGAATGATTCTATCGTTTGGGACGGAGAAATGAAAATCGAAAACCTAAGAGTTATTAAACTAGCTCATATTCAAGGAATGAGAAACAAGAAGAAAGTAAGAATAGGCGATACAGTCTATAGCTCAATTGCCGAGTGTGCTAGAAAGAATTTCATTTCTAAATCATATATGTATAAGATGATAGAAGGAATCAGACCTAATTCAATAGGTGTTGAATTTGTATAAAGGAGTTGAAAAGAAATGAACAGAGTAATTTTATCAGGCGAAATCGGTAGTGATATCACTTTAAAGAAAACCGCTACAGGACAAAGCCTATGTAATTTTTCTATCGAAGTAAAAGAAAAGGGAAAGAACGGACAAGAGTTTAAATCTTTCTTTGACTGCACTGCTTGGGGAGAAAATGCAGAACATATTAATCAATATGGATTTAGAGGACAACACATTGCAGTTGACGGAAAGCTTCAAAAAAGCTCATACACGAACAAAGAGAATCAGAAGGTGTATAAGACTAGCGTGTATGTTATGGACGTAGAATTGGCTTTAAACAACGCTACAATGCCACAAACACAAGCTTATCAACAACAAGCAAGTCAACAGACATATCAACCACAACAACAGATGCAGCAACCTCAAACAGTACCATTTACAAATCAAGTAAATTATCAATCATATCCTGAACATTATGATAATGACGAAGGGATGCCATTCTAGATGATTGCGAAAAGATATGATGATGAACTTATGTACAGTGTTCAAAGATGTGATGATAGTTCTAACAAATACAAATACTGTACAAGAGATGGGAAACTAGCTTTTAAGAAGCCTGGAAAAGATTTTCTAGGGGTAACAAAGCAGAACTACAAGAATGTGTATGTTATCAAAGGAGAAATTTACATTGGAGAGTATGTTGGGAATGGTGAATAAATGGAAAAACAGATAAATCTCACGGGGGGGGGTTATCTATAATCAAGATTGTTTAAAAGGACTAAAAGAAATTAAAGACAATCAATTTGATGTTGCGATTACATCCCCTCCATATAACAGGGTAAGAAATGATAAGTACGCTCATTATGACGATGTTAAAAACAATTATTACAAGATGATCGTTGATGTAACGAATGAGTTATTAAGAGTGTGCAAGAAAGATGTAATCGTGAATATTCAAGCAACATATTTCAACAAAAAAGATGTTTATAAATACATTGGATATTTCGCAGATAAGTTAAAAGGAATTGTAATTTGGGAGAAAACAAACCCTCAACCAAGTATCAACAAGATTAAGGATGAGAACGGAAACATACTTATATCAGTATGTAATGCAGTTGAATATTTCTTTGTTTTAAATGAACAGGCAGAGGAGTTTAGAGCTTATGGGTCAATCAAAAACATTGTGCATAGCTCAGTTAATGAAAAACACTTTAAAGGACATGGAGCAATTATGAAATACGAAATTGCCGATTGGTTTGTTAAAAATTTCAGTGTTAAGGGAGATACGATTGTTGACCCATTCCTAGGAACAGGAACAACCGCTATCGCATCAGAACTTAATAAAAGAAAATATGTTGGATATGAAATATCTAATGAATATTGTCAAATTGCAAAGAAAAGAATTGCAATAGAAACAAGCACATTATTTTAAGGAGTGCATGAAATGATATATGGATAATGTTTACGGAAGGTATGCAAGCTTCATAGATAAGCTAGAACTAAAGAAAGCAGACAAGTACATCAAACGTGTTTTCCCAAATGCAGAATACTACGTTGACTATGAATTAGGAGCGTTAGTATTTGAACCTTTAGAAAATGAAGAAGTTGATTTAGAAGATCGTACAGTCATAAATGAAAAAGGATATAAAGGAACATTTACTAGCAAATATAGAGATTTAGTCAAAAACTATGAAGAAAACATATTTGAACAGAATGGAGAAAAATTTGAACAGATTACGTTGTTTTAAATAGGAGTAAAAGAAGATGAAAGTACATTGTTTATTTGAACAATCAGGAACATTCAAGAATGAGTTCAGAAAGCTAGGAATCAATGCTTATGACTACGATATTCAAAATGAGTTCAATCAAACTGATTATGTTATTGATTTGTTCAAAGAGATTCGGGGGGGGGTATCATAACGAACCTTCCATATTTGACGGGATAAAGAAAGACGATTTAATCATTGCTTTCTTTCCTTGTACAAGGTTTGAAGCAAAAGTTCCTCTTTGGTTTAGAGGACAAGCCCAGCAACAGAAAAATTGGGATGATATAAAGAAATTAGAATATAGCATGAAGCTGCATAATGAACTACATGAATTGTATGAATTAATCAGTATGTTAGTTGTTGTAGCAGAAAAAAGAGGATTGCAGATGATTATTGAAAATCCATATACGCAACCTCATTACTTAACAAGTTATTGGTGCATAAAGCCTTCTATGATTGATAAAAATAGAAGAATGGACGGAGATTATTTTGAGAAGCCGACTCAATATTGGTTCATTAATTGTGAAGTACAAAACAACTTAGATTTTGAGCCTATTGAATTTGTACCTAAGAAAGTAATTTCTAAGGTCAAAAAAGGTGAATACAGTGTGCAAACACAAAGAAGTATGATTCATCCACAATATGCACGAAGATTTATTAAACAATTTGTTTTGAAGGAGTAAAAGCATGGCAAAATATTTATTTAAGGCGAATATATTCGCTCAATTATATGAAATCGTAGAAGCTGATTCAGAAAAAGAAGTTATGGGTAAGATTAGAAAACAAGAATCTTTTGAAATTAAGCAAGAAGTTTTGAGACTTTATCCATCATCAATTGAGATTAGAAAAATCAAAGAAAAAAAAGAGGAAAACAACATGGAATTAAAAGAAACAGTAGAGTTAATGAACTCTGAGGATTACAAAGAAAGATTTGTAGCAGAATATCACCAAGTAGAAATCAGATATGAGAAATTGAAGAATTTCTGTAACAAAATTGAAGTTGAAGAAATGCTTGGGAAAGAAGTAACTAAGCATGATTGCCCACTTGAATTGTTAAGAGAGCAACAAAAATACATGGGATTGTATTTATCAGTTCTTGAAAAAAGAGCATTGATTGAAAATGTTGAATTATAAAAGGAGAACCAAATGACAAGTACAGAATTAATTAAAGATATGCTTGAAAGACAGAAAGCATATGATGCGGAAGTATTTAAGAAACATAATGTTGACTATGTTTCTAAAATCCAATTAGAAAGTGCATTGTTTGATGAATTAGGCGAATTGATGCACGCTCAGAAATCAGATTGGTGTTGGTGGAAGTTCACGCAAGAGCCTAAGGACGAAGCCAAAGTGTTTGAAGAATACATTGATGTTGTGCACTTTGCATTGATGTACGAAATCAAGTTTGGTTCAGGATGTTATCAATATGAGGACATTAAGTGGAATTATAACAAGCTAAAAACGGATTTAGGATTTGGACAGGCATATGCGTTTAGTTGTGTAATCAGTTTAACACGAGATGATAACGTATTAGCTTACGTAATCGCATTAGGATTGCATTTAGGATATTCGTTTGGAGAAATCTACAACGAGTATATTCGCAAGAATGAGATCAATAAAGAAAGATTAGCGAAGGGGTACTAGGAAAGGAGATTTAAGATATATGAACATGGATATTATTGCAAAAAGAATTGTTAAAAAATACGTAGAGGAACATTTAGATAAATCGGATAAATGTATCAGTAATGTAGATACAGAACCTTATTTTGTATGGAAATGTAAGACGTTGCAGAATTGGAAGTATTTAATGAGTACTGATCTACATGATGGAATGTATTATGAATTAACTTACAACTGCGATAAAAAGGAATGGTATTTGGATGCGTATAAGAAGTTTGAGAATAGATGTATTCCAATGCCTGCGGATGATGAGGTGGGATTATGAAACTAATAGAATTACTTCCATTGATTGAACGTTCTACAGTAAACGTTTATGAGAAAAGAAGATATGGACCACCTAAATTTATCGTATTGATTAATCCAAAAAAGAATCAAGGATGTATTTCAGATGATTTATTGAGAAACAAAGATATTGAAGAAACTACTTATTATTCCGCTAAAGGCGCTTGTAGTTCTGATGAATATTATGAAGATTACAAAGAATTAATTAAAGAAGAATATGAAAAGTTAGGAATTGAGGTGTTAGAAGGCTATGAATAAATATAAAGAAGCTATTAAAGTCGTAGATACTGTATTGCATCATATGTGTGGAGAAGAAAGAGAAGATGGATATTTAGCAACAATGGAAGAAATGACTAAATCTATGGATTTGTTAAAAGATTTAGCTAATAAAGCAGACGCATTTAATGAACTTAAATACTCAAATCATAGATTTACGTTAGAAGAATATCGAGAAAGCAGAATAGGCAAAGAGTGTGCCAATCGCCCACTAGAAGATATATTGTATGCCGTAACATCGATATATGAAAATGAATTCATGTATGCTAGTAAGGATTTAGAAAGAGTTAAAAATAATTTGAAAGAGTGGTTAGATGCTGACGTGCCAAAAGAACGTTGGAATGAAGAGTATCGAAAAATGGCCATGAGCATATACGAATTTAAACGTAGACAAGATTTATTTGAGTATTTTTTAGGTAGCATTGAATGGATTAAAAATCAGTACGAGGTGGTGAAAAGAAGATGAACACTAAAGAAATGTTTAAACAATTCGGATTGCCTATAGGATACAAGCGATGGTGCTTTAATGAAGAAGATGATAGCAAAAACTCAAGTAGAGACGAGTTTTAAAAATGTAGAAAAAGCTCTGAAAGAGAACGGATTATATGAAGCATATGACGATATGGTATTAATTAAACAAGCTTTAATTGAGAGAGATAGAAAAATATACGGATTGCAGCAGCATAACAGAAATTTAGAGGATAAATTGGGAAGGATAGGAGGTTATCATTATGGAAATCCTAAACAATAACATTTATTGGTGTGACTTGCCAAAATATAGTAATACAATTCTTTATAAAAGGAGACCTTGTATCGTTATTTCAAACGATATTCAAAATAAAGGGAGTAAAACAGTAAATGTAATTCCAATTACTAGCAATTTAAAAAGAGTGGATTTACCTTGTCACGTTATGATTGATACAGGGCATGAGTGCGGAATGGCGAAAGCTGAACAAATCTTAACAATCAACAGAGAAAATGTTAAGTGGCATATAAAATCACTCGATTGGCAAGAAGCAAAAGAAGTAAAATGTGCATTATTAACTCAGATGGGAATTATTTAAGGATTGTATAATGCCTAAAAGAGATACAGAATACGAGCATTTCAAAGAAACCTGCGGAGGATGGTTTAATTACCATGGCAATATTGGTCTAAGAGCAGGGGATGTAGCAATGGCTACATTGTTTGATGAAACTGAATTAGTGCAAATCGTATTGACTAAACCATACACATTTAATAGGTGGTGGTGTAAGATCGTTGGTTTCAATAGTGATGGAATTGAATATCTAGTTGATAGAACAATAATATTTCAAATTTTGATAGACAAAGACTATAACTTGCGAAGAAAAAGAAGAAAAACTTCTTAAAATCAATTTAAACACGTCTAGAAGTGATTCTAAAGAGCAAAACGGATTAAAACGAGTATTTGTTAGGGTGAATAAAGAAAAGGCTAAAAACACGTTTAAAACGATAAATATGTTTATAGCCTTTTTTAGTCTTATGTAGTAAAATATATGTATGAACACTTACAACAATTACATTATGTTTTTATCTGATTTAATGGCGATTGAACCGCCTGTCGTTATCTATCAGAAAGACGGAAAAGCCTACTATGGAAACGGGCAAAAAACAGAAAGTTTCCAATTAAAACCATCTGCCAAAGCAACAACAATCGTGAAAGAGAATAAAATCTATGTGGATTTAGATAAATTCAAGGATGAAATAGATCTTTATTTGAGTTTGGCCCATGAAGTTAGACATTGTGCTCAATATCAGGCTATAAATGATGTTGGATTAGCGGATATTGCTACTCCTGAAATGCTCAAAATTTGGAAAAAGGAGTTAAAAGAGTATAAAGGGAGCGAAAATGAAGGATATGAAACCCAACATATAGAATTAGATGCATTTGCGTTTTCGTGGTTTATCGGTATATCTGTATTCGGGGTAGAATTACACTTAAATGGGGTTAGAAGTGGAAAGCAGCTACTTTCAAGCTACATCCAGTTCATTTCTAACAACTATAGCATTGAAGAACTAAGGGATTGCCTAGAATATTCAGGATTTGCTTATAACAGAAATCAAGCCTAGTAAAATAGGCTTTTTTTAATTTGTTTGTTGACAAAGACATCATGACATGTTATACTATGTATGGAAGAAAAAAGTAGAGGTAATAACAATGGGAAAAGCAAGTGAAGCGCAATTAAGGGCACAAACAAAGTACGAAAAAAAGAACGTAAGTCAAGTTTGCCTGAAATATATTACAAAGAACAATAAAGAGATTCTAGAAAAGCTAAATTCAGTGCCAAGCAAAGCAGATTATGTAAGACAACTGATCTTACAGGATTTAGAAAGAGAAAAGAAAGAGGCTAACAAATAGCCTTTTTTATCGGCTTTTTTTAACACGTCCGCATTGAAAAATGGTATAATATATGTAGTTAGGAAGTACCTAAAAAAGACCAAATATTGCCACTTTCTAACGAGACATTTTTTTACTTCTACTTACTCAAGAATGAGTGCCTCGGGGAGACCTGAGGATATTATAATGGTGTAAGTGCAATATTAATTGACGGGGGATGGTGCAATAGAAAATTATGCCATATAAGTGCAATGAAACTGCCACCCCATTCGCAACAACGCCACCCAATTCGCAGTAGCCGATACAATCGCAATAGGATTTGCGTGAAACGTGCACGTATATCGCAACAGAGGTCGGGGGAAAAAGAAACAAAACAATTTAATTCAGAGATATAGAAACGTCCATACAATCAAATATGCGTAATAAACACGATAAGTTCCATAATGTTTGTACTAATGTTTACACACGATTGTTTAGGTTGGTTCATAAATTGTCATCACGTAGTCATATACTACTACTTTGAAATGAATAGGCAGATAATTCATTTCTTACTCCTTTAGAAATTCTTTATTAATTCTATATCTTGTCGATTGTATGGTTTAAGGTTCTGTTTTGAGCACACAGAGCCTATATTATACGTATTCTGCATATTTTAAAACGATTGATCTATGAAAAAAGCGATATATCTAAGTCCCTCGACATATATATAATAGGAAATAGGTTCGGGGGAGATAAAGAGGGGTTTTGACTTCGGGGGAAAGAAGAAAAGAGGAGCTACGTCCTCCACGAACTCCTCCAAACCCTATAAGAAGAAGATATATACACTATTATTACTAGTTTCAACGTTTGTGTTGATTACCTATCAAGTTCTAATGAAGTTTGATGGGTTTTTTTATTGCTTTATTTATTAAATTAATCATTTTTGAACAAAAAATTAACAATATCCTTTATTTAAAGTTGTTTTTAAGTGTTCCAAAAAGAAAATTTTGTCAATATAAAAAAATAAATTTTGTATTTTGTATTTTGTAATCGGCGAAAAATTTTGTATTTTGTATATTTTGTATTTTGTAAATTGTTCACGATTTGTAGACAAAAACACGGTGTAGTACGAAAATATCCGTTATTATATTCACGATTCGTGAACAAAAAGTGAAAAAAAGGTTGAATTTATGGTGATATCATGATATAATAACAGTGTAAAGAAAAGGGGTGACTACCAAAAATAAGACATAAAAAAAAGATCTTACGTCCATACGCTGGCAACGTCCATACGCTGGCAACGTCCATACGCTGGCAACGATTGAAAAGTAAGATCATTCTAAAAAAGCTATATATATATTAATAGAAACGAGGTAAAAAGGCCCTCAAGATATATAGCTTTCATATTATACCATAAATATATGGAATGAGGGCTAAAAAAAAGAAAATGGAAAAAAGTAAAATTGTGAAAAGTTGGGAGCTTAAAGCAACTAGCCAAAAAAGCTTTTATAAAAAAGCGTATGTGTTAGAAGACGAAAAAGGGAACTTGTTTCTTCAATCATACGACACAATCGTATGTGGTATTATTAATGGAATCTTTAAAAAGCTTTGGGACGGTTATTCTAGAACAACTCAAACTCATATAAACGACTTTAGGAACGCTCACAACATGGAAACGTTATATAAAAAGGAATGGGAGTCTTTAAGCACTGACAATGACCCCGTGTCATATTATGATCACGAAAATGCAAACATGGGGAATCAATATTATGGTATCCCGTTTGCGTGTAGATGGTAGGGGGTGTGAGTCATGATTGAATTAAAAAGTTATACTAAAGTATCGCTTGATACTATCCAAACCAACACAAAAAGACGACTAGCGCAAAATATAGCAGCACTCAACGCATGGAAAAAAGTTAAACACCTAACTAAAAAAGATGGTACGGAATTCAAGTTTATTTCAAAATCATTTGAAAACGCTAAAATAGACTATGACTTTTCAGGAAAACCAATACTAAAAGTATACTTTCATGATGATTATAACTGGTATTCAAATGATGAAATATGGTTGTATGATAGTTATAACGCATATTCTAAAACTCAAAAATATCCCGAAAACACTTATATTGATAGAGTGCATTATCTTACACCGCTTGAAGCCATGGAAGTTGTGAACGAAAAGGTCAAATATTATGAGAATGTTATTAATGAAAAAAAAGAAGCACTCGAAAAGCTAGAAACATTATATATTGAATACACAAATAAACTAAAAGTTCTATATAACGAGGCGCTAGAAAAGTGCGGAGACAATAGGCAATTAAAAAGCAGCATGAAAGAGGCGCTGGAAGGTGTAAGGGTGTATTAATGTATACTAGGCAGCAGTTAGACAAGATGAGCACTTTGCACGTGCTCATACTTGCATTACTAAAATTCTACTTTTATATATGTTTTGACTTGTTAATTGTAGGCCTTTTTTTAGGCATATCAAATATTATATTACCATTAATTTATAATTAATTGAAAGGATGTGTAAACATGAAAAAAGCTGATATTATAAACATGGAAACAATAGCATATTATAGCGGTTTGAATGGGATCGAAATAAAATATATAGAATATGGACTTAATGATTATATTTATTGTGTATCTGGGGCTTGGGGTGAAAAGGCAAACCAAAAGCCCCATAAATTAAAAGTGTATTATAATAACGATAACTACTGTTATATAAAGTTATACGGCTATAGAATACCATTAAATGAGTGCTTAAGAGCAAATATATGAAAAGGAAGTGAAAGAAAATGACTAAAATATTAAAAAAAGACATTGTAAGATTATGTAATTGTATTCAAGGCTTAAGTTATCAGCATATAAAAGAGAATGAAAAAGGATGTTATAATCATAATATAATTACATGGTACAATATAAAGCCTTATACTTGTAAAGAAGTTTACTTCTTATTCTATAAAGACGATTATAAAATTGTGTTAACTGCTGATAATAAAAAAGAAATGTATATTAAATTGTTAGAATTATATGAAAGTGGATTAAATAATTGGATTGAGACTTTTAAAAAAGATAATAATAAGACTAAAAAAGAAAAGCATAGGCTAAAAGTCCATAAAAAATTATTATTAGAATTGAACAAGGTGGTTGATAGATGATAGATCAGCTTACAACTATACTTGTATTTATACTTATTCTTTCATTCTTATATAAATACTTTATATGGATTATATTATTATTTATTGCATTATTTATTATTATTTATCTTTTATGCTAGTGAATACTAAAATGTATTGACTAGCTTTTTTATTGTCTTTTTTTCTTCTCTTTGCTGCTAAAACTATTTACATGATCATGATTAAATAATTGTTTATGAAATAAAGACATAAATATATATGCGTTTGCGGTCATGGTTTGAAAAACGCAACAGGAATTGACGACCCTACACACCCCATGCCTTCCCTCTCGACCAAACCACATTTTTTACACCTAGCACTATACACAAGAGAGTGCTAACACAAATAATTGCTAACACAAACCACCCCCTTTTTTAGATAAAATTTTTTGAAAAGTGAAAATTCGAGTTTTGAAAAAAATGAGTTCATGTATTTTTGTGAGGGGTAAGAGAGGAGTAGATGATGGGTAAAAACGTCCTCAATAAAATCATTTATAATGTAGGGAGGTAGAGAAAGAGAGGATGAGAGTATGCCAAGGGCAAAGAGTGTTTCAGAATTAAAGCGTGAGGATGAAGCTAAGAGGTTCTTTGACGAGTATTCAAAGAGTGGGAATATTACGAAGTCCATGCAAAAGATTCGTCCTGATTTAAGCGATAAGAGTGCTTATAACAAGGGATATAAGATATTAAACAGTCCTTTATTTAGAAATGTCATACATGAGAGGGTAAAAAAGAGAGATCAAAGAAGTGTTATGACAGTAGAGCAACGTAGACAATGGCTTAGCGATAATATTCAAGACGAAGAAAAGGACATGAAAGACAGATTAGGGTGCTTAAAAGAGCTAAATAGAATGGATGGCATTGGAAAGAGCAATATTTTAAATGTTGGAAGTGTAAATAATATTACTGTTGAGCAGAAAAGAGCGATTGCAGAGGAAAGAATCAACGATATATTAGGTATCAATATGGGAAGTGAGTTTTTAGATGCCGAGGTAATAGAACACGAGGAGGACGATAACAGTGAAGAAACAGACTCTTAGTGTTACGGAACAGTATTTTAAGGATGTAGAGGACCTAAAGGAAGCCAAAGCTATTAATAAGAGCCAAGAAGAAGTTGTTAGGTTGTTGAAGGGAGCTACCCCGAAGTATAAATTAAAGAATTGGACGAGAGGGTATATCCCCGAACATTACAAACGACTGAATATTTCTAGACAAGAAGCTTTTAGGCTTGCGGTTATCGGTGCAAGAGAGGCTTTGACATTTTTTCAAGTCAATCTTCACTTTACGCAAGCTATGTTGTTCGGTGCGGTTGTAGAGGGATACGATACAATCTATGCAATTACTACTTCTCAGTACGGGAAAAGCTGGACTTTAGGTATGATTGCTATTTATCGTGCTTATAAAGGACATCAAGTACGAATTGCGGCCGCAACAGGAGAAACTGCTACTATCATCATGTCCAAAGTTATCGGACATTTACAAAATGCAGACGAGTCTATTCAGAGTTCTGTATTAGATTCAGGAAACAAGATTGAAAAATTACAGACTTCTACTTCCAAAACTAAAATTTCCTTCAAGGGTGGAGGATGTGTAGAAATCGTTACATTAGGGGGAAACAGTGTAGACCCGAAGAAAAACAACAACGCTATCGGTAAGGGTGGAGATTATATTATTGACGAAGCGGCCCAAGTCAGTGAAGATGCGTATGCCGAGATAGGACGAAGGGAATTTTCAAGTGTTGACGGTTCAAAAGAGCTTGAAATTGCTATTTCCAACCCACACAAACGTGGTGAGTTCTACGATTGCATGACAAACGACAAATACCCCGAAGGAACATTAGTTGTTTGGATGGATGTTCGTACTGCTTACGAAGAAGATCGTATGAAAAGTGCATCTCAGATACTAAATTCTCATTTTTACAAGAATAGAAGTACTTGCCAACGTTATTTAGTGTGCGAATTAGAGGAATTTTCAGACGAAAGTATGTTTAAAACAATGACTTTAGACGACGATAAAGTCGATAGTTCCTATAAAAAGCGTTTTTTCCTAGGTATTGACTCGGCTTATACAGGAAAAGATGGTATAGATGTTGCTTTATGCTCTCAAAACAGATACGGAAACTGTAAAATCGAGACAATTTACAATCTAAAAGAGGGCATTTGGGTACAAGGAGTCACATCTGAGAAGATTATTACTAAGATTGTTAAGATTATCGAGACATTAAACATCAAATATGTTTGTGTTGACGTTGGATTCGGTACTTGGTTGACAGAAGGATTGTCAAAATACTCGGATAAGCTAGGATTTATCCTTGAGGGTGTCAATTTCCAAGGAGGGCCAACAAAAACACGTATCAAGGCAAGACATTACAGTGCAGTATATGCATTTAATCTAAGAGCGGAAATGTATTTAGACTTTCAGCAGCTAATGGACAGTAAGAAATTGACTTTCACAACGGAAGTTGCCAAAAGATTAAAGCCTGAATTGCTTGCTACAAGGACTGTATCGAAGAACAATAAGAAGATAGCCATTATTCCTAAAGAGGAGATAAAACAACGCTTAGGACACTCTCCTGATGCCCTAGATTCCTCAGTACTTTCTGTCCGCAGTTGTTTAATGTATAATCTAAGCAGTGAAATACTTGCGTATGCAGAGAACGATTAGGAGGTGCTAATTTGAGTCGAAGAACAAAGAAAAGACAAAAGGATAGAGTTAAACTAGCATCCAATACCTATGTGTCACCTAACATTTCGCACAATATTCACAGTTCTAATGCAGAAACCGAAGCCGAAAAGGTAATGGAAGCTATGTTAAACTGCAATTCAGATTGCATCAACGGATTTATAAAGACAAACTTTAAGAATCAGTTTGATGAGATCGATTGGATGATAGACAATCTACCAACGCTACCATATGTTATCGGCAAGGTTATTGACTTTATATTCTCAAATGGAATCACAACGGGTGATGAGAATTTAGACAAGAATGTTCTTATGCCATTCCTTTATAGACACAATGTACAGGGTGTTACAAACTATTCTGTACTTCAAAATGCTATTATGCAGTCCTTACTGTACGGAAAATGCGGTATTCGTTGGCTAGACGAAGATAAAGGAATTGTTACAGAGAATTATCGTAATTATGTTTCCATCATGCGTGAAGATGATGAATATAAAGGCTTTAGAGTTCCTATCTGTTATGCTATGTCGGCAGACGATAAAGAACCTATCTCATTAGGAACAAATGAAATCGACTTTGATGAAGCGTTATTCCTTAAAACAGGCAAATTAATGTCAAAAGACGGAACAATCATTGTAGAGATTCCTGATAATTTCTGCAATCTTAGAAACGGAACAGACCATGAGAACGGATTATCTTGTTTATTACGTGATAAACAACGTCTAAAACTATTAGGTGCGGTTTACGAGCGTTTGAACTACGACATTCAGTATGATGGCCCAGGACGTTTGATTTTTTGGCTAAAAGACGGATTTGCCAAGGGAGATACGATTGATTTATCGGCTTCCCAAGTTCTAGACGAATCATCAAGTTCTAAAGCAGACAGAGCCGACAAAGCAAGAATTGAAGCTAAACGTTTAGGTCAGGAAATCAGAAATTCAAAATCAGACAATGTAATCCTTGCAAGCTCTATTTTTGATAAAATGGATCACTTGCCTCGTGTTACAAAAGGTACGGAGTTCTTAGAATATCTTCAAATGAAGGAAGGTTCTATTATTTGTCAGTGTTTCGGTCTTACTCCTGAATTGATTGGTTTAGGGGATGTATCAGGAAACGTATCTATGGAAAGAATCATAGATAATGCCATGACAAATACAATCGTACCAATGCGAGAAAGGTTCGCCACTCAGATTTCTCCTATGTTAAGTGAGAAATTAGGTGTGCCAAAGGTTTATTTTGATAAATACGAATTGAAAGAACAACAAGACAAGTCTGCAAAGACATATAAATTGGCCTTGTCAGTTACTCAAATCGTAGGTGCTATTGTCAACGGAGCAGAAGCGTTAGACAAGAGCACAAAGAATTACATGATGGAATCAGTTACTAGAATGATGGATTCTATCGAAAAAACGCTATAGCGAGAGGAGAAAATAAAATGGAATTGGATATTTTAAAAAGTATCTTATCTGAAAATGAGGTAACACCCCTAGGAAGTTTAAATGGGACTCCGTTATATTCATTTGAAGATGCACAGAGAATCAACAAAATTGGATTGGTAAAAGAGAAAATCCAAGGTAAAGAGGTTGAATTTGGTGAAAGACCTATGCGACCTGATGGATTAGGGTATTTGGAAACAAAAGCCAATGCAATTGCAGTTCCAACTTCTTTCTTTGAGAACAGATACAGAAAAGTAGAAATCGTAAAAACTGTTGCCAATGAAAAAACAAAGAAGGAAGAAACTGTTAAAGATGTATATTACGAAGTCGTAACAGACTACAGAGCTTGCAAAGAACAAGCAAGTGGACGTGTATACACAACTACAATTCCTGTATATCAGATTGGAGCTAAGAAAGATTCAAAAGGGAATGCTGATTTATTCTTAATTGGTCGAAGAAATATTTCAGATACAGACTTTATCAACGAGTTCAAAGGTAAATTGAACAAAGAATCAATGGTCAAGATTCTTAAATTGATTGGTAATAACCCAACAGAACAAGTAGAAGATACATTAGAGTTTTAATTAGAAGTAAAAAGTAGAAAAACAAGGCAATATTTGGAAATAAACAAAAGGTATAAACAGTTTTCACTGTCTATATAGATTTTTGCATATTTCGAGGTATTGCCTTTTTATATGCAAAGCAACGAAAGGAGATACATAAATGTCAATTAAACGTAGTTTCACTGTAAAAATCACTTTTAAAGAAGGGTACGGAAGCCAAATCACTTTAGAAGGGAAAGATGCGACTGCTTTTAACACTGCTTGGCACAACAAATTGAATGACCAAGACGGAGCTATTGGATTTGAATGGCCAGTTATTACGACAACAGGTGAAGAACCTAATCAAACAACAGTAACAACTTATACTTCATTCTTATTCTGCAATGTAGCAAAAGTAGAACGCTCAGAACAAACAGAAACAAAGTATACAGACGATCAATGCCATGATGCTTAGAAGGAGAGACCATGCAAAACAACGTACAAACTATTAACGGTGTTACTTGGTTCGATTCCCTAGAAGAAAGAAATACTTTCTTAAAGCAAAATGGTAGACATGAGTTCGCATTGGAAGAAGCAGCAAAGAACGCAAAACAGTATTTGAAACTTCTTGATGTAATAGAAGAAAAAACGCAAATTGACGTTTATTCAAGATTAGATAGCGGTACTTTGCTATACGGATATGTAGTTCTTGAACCTAAGAAGAAATACAAGATTCCCGAAGATAAAGTTTTGTTAGAAGCACTTAGAAACAAAACTATTCAAAAAAGATATGATTCTACAATGGAAGAAATCTTAAAAGGAGCAAAGATTCCATACGAAGTCAAGAAGTGTAATTCATGTGGTGGAAGGATTCAGAAATTGTTCTATAAACCCGTAATCGTAGTAGAAACGGAGACTAAGAAATAATGCCACAAAAGAAAAGAGTTCCAACATATGTAGAAAGCATTAAAGATAGCCTTGATCGCAGAAAAAAAGGAAAAGCATTTTATGACAATGCAATCACTTTATCTAGCGTAGATAAAGAAAACCATTATGTCAGTGTGAACCTATCCTCAGGCTACGTAGAAAACAAGCCTACACGTCTTATTGACGAGGGGGCAATAACATATGAGGGTGGAGATGATATTCGTCTATACATCAAAAAAGGGGCAGTACAAGCGTTCTACGATAGCTTGAGTTCTGATTATGTAGGATATATCAACTTAGCTCACATTGACATTACATCACTCCCTTTAAACTTAGGTACATGGACTAAAGATGATTTAACAGTTGTCGATATTGGGGATGGAAGAAAAGGTCTTGATGTAAACGTCAAACTAAACAGGGAATTGCACATAGTGCAAGATTTATTGAAACAAGAAATACCATTGAGTATTAGTGCAGAACTGAGAGGAACACTCGATTATGAATCGTCATTTAAATTTAATGCACCTTTCTACAACGAAATCGAGATTTCTGGTTTCTCAGTTGTTGCAAATCCAGCCAATGTAAACAGTACAGGCGAAAATTTAAACAGTAAAGGAGACTCAGAAATGAACCTATGGGAAAAGATTTTAAAGTTGAGTTCTGAAAACAAAGAAGAAAAGAAGAATGAAGCTTTAGAAAACAAAGAGGAAGAAAAAGAAGAAAAAGAACCTTCTAAAGAAGAAAAAACACCTGAAAGTAAAGAAGAAGGAACAGAAAGCAAAGAAGAAGATAAAAAAGGCGAAGAAACATTAGAAACTGTTGAGATGTCTAAGGACGATATGGAAAAAATCAACAAATTCATGGATGCTTTTGAAGCTTTAAGTGCAAAAGTTGAAGCATTAGAACAAGAAAATGCTGAATTAAAAGAAAAATTAAAAAATTCTAAGAAAGAAAAAACAGAATTTGAAAAGAAAGCAGAAAGCACATTAGACAGATTGTCTAGTTTGATCTCAGGACAAGCTAACGATAAAGAAAAGAAAGAAGAAAAATTAGCTTCAACTTCTAAAGTTAGCGGAGATATGTGGGGATAGGAGGTAAACCATGTTAGATTTATTATTTACAAATCCTGATAACACATTATTAGAGAAAATGGCAGTTACACCAGGAATGGTAGAACGTCTAAGTTCTAATATCGAGGATTTAACATCATTCTCAAGAGCTTATATTGATTATGAAAAAGCAAGACAGAATTTAGCAGCAAATGCTGCTAAATCAAATGTAGGAACAGTTGGTATCGGTACTGATTATTCAGATAACTCACCAGCCAATCCATTCCAAAACGTGTTCCCATTAGTTTCTTGGTTAATGAACACACCAGCTTCACGTAAGATGCAAGGTGCTATGAACCGAGGAGCATGGAGCGTAACAAAAAAAGAAGATGGCAAATTCTATATTCAGCTGCCATTCACATACGGAACAACAGAACCTAAATCAACACAAGGTGAATGTTGCTGGGTTCCATTAGATTTAGCTAAATGCGGTAGCAATGCACCATTAGCATTATTGTGTTTAAAGAGCTGCGAGCCTATTATGGATAGCTTGGTAAATGAAACACGTAAAATCAAAGCTAATGACATGGTTTGCTACTTCCAACGTGAAGGAGAAACTATTAAAGAAGCTCAGAAACGTATGGATTTAATTTCAATGGCATACTTCACTGCTATTAACGTAATCTTAGGGACAATGTCTACAGGTACTCCTACATTGAAACCATTCCATGGATTATTGGAAGTAATGGAAAATAAAGCGGTTATCAAAATCGTAGGTACAAACGTATTATCTGCGTTTGATTCAGTTGGTTTACGTTTGGCAGCTTTAGGAGATGGCGATTACAAATTCGCTTGTCACCCATTGGTACTTGAAGGTATCAAATCTGTTATTGTTCCAGGTAAATTCAACGGAGAATACCCTGATGGATGGACTCGCAATAAAGAAACAGGCGAAGTTGCGTATAAAGGGCATGGATTTATCGCAGATAAATTAGTTCCATGTGACATTACAAAAGGCACAGGTGATGTATGGGTATTAGAAGGAAATACAGTAGGTTTGGTAATGGGAACTACTTTCCAACCATCTGAAAAATTCCAACGTCATACATTCGGTGCTACAGATACACCATCTGAAGGATGCGGTACTCAATGTGATTACTACTACAACTTTGGATGTGCATTTGGAACTGATGCAAACCGATTAATGGTAATCCAAGGTATCCCAATGTCAGCAGCTACATTAGGAGATACATTAAACGGATTAGACCTTGTATTAAAACCAACAACTATCGTACCAATCAACATTGGTGAATAATGTACGAAAAAATTGTCGAACAATTGAAAAATTATTGTTCGTGCATAAAGGAAAGCGATTTAGAAGCAGATAAGCTTGAAAAGAATGTTGGAGAACTAATTGATTTAATTAGTACCATCACTTGTTGGAAAAACCATCCATGTGAGACTTTCCTCTCATCTCAAAGAGAGGAAGTCTTTGATGTTGGTGAATTTAAGAAATGTGGATGCGATTCAGGGATTGTACGCATACCGCTATTCTATCCAATGATTGACCCAACAACGATTGAAGTATCTGTTATCACTAGAGAAAGAATTACATTTACTACGCACAAATTAGAAGTCGATAAAGATTTTTCTTATAACCCATACGACAGTATCGTGTATGTTGATTTATCTAATATCGACTACAAAGATGTGTGCAATTGTGGATGTGATGAATTATCTAAGATCGTTGTCAGTTATGTAGCTGGATATGAAACGATACCTGAATGTCTATTGCCTGTATTCTGCGACTTTCTACAATTTGTTATCGCAATGAATAGATGCGAATGTGGTTGTAGCACTTGTGAAGAAACAGATGGTAGTGATGTTCTTATCTCAGAAGAAAATTCTGATGCTCAGATTTCAATTAGTGTGTATGTTCGTGAACATATTACAAAAGCGTATTCAGAGCAGTTAGGTATCTTGTCAGTATGTAATTCAAAAGACACATGGGTTGGTGCAGTAGTATGAGAATTAAATATATTGGAATGAAAAGTTCCACAAAGAAAAACGGATGCCCTGTATGCGGTGCGAAAGCCAAATCAAACACATCTTATGATTATTCAAAACGTATGTGTTTGCCTAGTGGCCTAGTAAAAATATTCCTTATGAACAAAGTTGAGGAAGTATCGTATGAAGATGGTGTATTCCTAAAAGGCTTTAAATACGTCTATGGAGGCAAACTTTATTACCCCTTTATCGAGGTGTAGGAAATGCTAAAAGGCCTCTTAGAAGATGTTATAGAAGCGTGTGAAGAAGATTTTGAAGGATTGGCTAGTGAATTAGAAGAAACTATGCGAGAAGAAGCTCCAAGAGGGAGTAGATTCTATGCTCAAGAAATGACAAGTATGCCATGGAATGAATATAGGCCAGGTGCTTTAAAGGATTCAATCACGAAGGAAAAAGTATCTAATACCGAATATCTAATCGGAGTAGATGCAGACAAACTAGAAAAAGATTCTAGAAACCCTTCTCACGTTGATTACTCCCCAATGGTACAGAATGGAACGAAACGAGTTTATACGTTAGTACGTAAAAACGGAAGGCCATTCGTTTGGGTAGATGAAATGGGAAAGAAACACTTTGCACACAAAATTAAGATGCCACCTAGAAAGGCAAATGATTTTGTTGCTAGAGCGGTATCTAGATTTGATGCAAAAGTTAAATAAAGGAGATTAAAAATGGAAGAAAAAGTTTCAAAAGCTAAAAAGACTCCTGAACAGAAAGTAGATGTTCAAGCATTTGTTTCACGCAAACTAAACGCTTTAAATCAATTAGGCGGTGCTAAAGCAGAGCGTGCTATGGAGCGTGTACTAAAAGCTACAATGGGAGGGCAAAAATAATGTCTAACTGCAACATTAACAAAATTATTAGTGACAAATTAAGTGTCTCTAAATTAACTAAAACTCAAGAAATTGATATTACTATCATGAGTGATATTGATTCTTGTTTAAAAATCAATACTCGTAAATTTGAAAAGATTACAGGTACTGCTAGTGCTTATACACCACGTACTATTGCACCTGATTTAATCAACGTTTGCGAATCATTTGGATGTAAGAATACAGGTACATTGTTCATCACTTCTAAAGAAACAGAGGCAGAAACTGGAGAAGGAAACAAAGTACACACAAGCGGTGCGGTATTTAAAGCGTTGAAAAATGCATTAGACTTTGCGGCAGGTGTTGTTTACTACTACGTGAATGTTCCTCAAGCAGGTACTTACACAATCACAACAAAGATTTCAGATGTTTTAGATCATGAAATGACAAATGCAGATGAGTATACAAGCACTTTAAAAGCAGATAAAGAAGGATTCTACCCTGTACAGATTGACTTATCAACAGTTCCTACAAAGGTAGTAGGAGAAGGATGGGAAGCAAGTACATCAGGTGTCCGTTTAAGCATTGAAGTAGCGTTAACAGACAAATCAACAGATAGTATCTTAATTGGTCTTTCTTCAATCAGTTTCTTTGAAGAATTTGCAGACTTAGATTCTAACAACGACATTAAAGTAAGTTGCTTATCAGGATTTGATGGTGACGATACTGTAGACCCTGTAGATACAAGTTGCTTTGATGATTCTTATGATGATGATTCTGCATCTATTGAGCGTTCATTTACAGGCACTCAATTAACATCAAACTACTTAACTATGAACCCATTTATCGGCAAGGGAGATAAGTCTCAAGGCTTTATGATGCGTACTCAGGAAGTGGTTATTGAAGCAGACAAAGAACATCCTGAATATGGTTCAATTCATATTGCAGACCACTTTGTTGAAGAATGTGGATTTATCTATGCAGCATTGAGCGACCAATGCAATATCACAGATTCTACATTGAACCGAATTAACACTCCATTATTGGCTAATTTAGATGAGTCTCAATACCAAGTATTGAACAGTAAAATCAATCCAAGTTTAGATATTGAGGGTTCAAAAATTTACTTCAACAAAAATTTAGTAGGTAAAACATTAAAGATTTCTTATCCAATGACTGTTGATGTATTGCAACACTATGTAGCAAACAACGATAGCTTAAAGAATAAGAGAGCAAAAGTTACAATCACTCGTTATAGAAGTGATGGAACTGCGGAAGTATTTACTTACCACAATGCAAAAATTACTTCATTCCCAATGGGTATCCCTGATGACGGAGCGTTTGAATTTAGTTTAGCGTTCAAGAAAGATACTCGTGGAAACTGGTATGAAGTTTATGTAGTAAACAAAGCTAACGCTAATTTATAGAAATTGAGAGGCAAATGAGATGGAAGAACAAAAGATTTTAGAACCAACACAGTTAAATGCCATGATTGAAAAGTTAAAAGTAGCTCGTGAGGATGATACTCCTCACGCAGTCTATGGCAATGGTTGTGAAATTGCAGTTGTTGGTGATGCAAATAAGACAGATGTTAAAACAATTGATATTGAAGTGAGTTTTAGATTCACTGAAAAAGAAATCGAAGAACATAAAATTGATGTTCCTGAGAATGCTAAAAGAGTAGGGCAATACGTTATGTTCGATAAGAAGTTTGAAAATCTAACATTATCTCCTAGACAAGATATAAAGATGGTAGAAGCTTTAATCGAAGCAAAACCATTGCTATTGGATGCCGAAAAAATTATGGAACCATATCAAGAAAAATTCCAAGAAATTGAGGAATACTACGGTCACAAATTCATTGAAGGAAAAGATGGAATCGTTACAACAGACACAGATGATGAAGAAGTGGACAAGACTATGGTTCAGATTTATGAAGCGTATATGAATGAAGCAAACGAACAGATTTTCCATTTATACGCTCAATCCTCCACAAATTTAGTTGATGGACTTTATAAAGTTGTTGCAATTTTCTTAGGATTAGATGAATTTTATGAGGATCACATGATGCAATATTCAGTTTTAACTTGCATGATTAGTCTAATTATCAAATATCCTGAATTATTCAATGAGGTAGAAACAGTTTTTATCAAATAATTGATAAGGGGGATGATAAAAAGGATTCAGTAAAAAAAGCAAAGTCTTATGTTGCAGAACTAAATCTTTATTCAACCATGGCTCATTATGTCGGTAAAATTCTAAAAATACGCCCCAATGAGATATTAGACCATTGGGGTGTTTCTGAATTAGTTGTAGCCTTTGGGTACTACGCAAATCTACAAAGCGATAAAACATGGAATGAAATTAACGAGGCAAATAAAAATTCTAAAAAGAAAATACCTCAGATTGACAGATATGCGGTTCATTTCATGCAGAAAACAGATTTAGCGAAGGAGTCCGAAGATGTCAGTACGTGAAGTCGGTGCTAGGTTAGTCCTTGACATTAAGGATGCCAAAGCAAGATTAAATGAATTAGAAAGACAAATAAAAGCTATTGAAAAAGCTAAAATTCAATTTGCAGCTAACACTGCGGAATTGGATAGGTTGGAAAATAGATTAAAAGAAATAAAAAAAGAAAGAGATTCGCTAATGAAACAAAGACTTGCTATGCAAGTTGATTTAGATAATTTAGCAAATCTTAGAAATAAATTAGCAGATATTAAAGATGATATTTCAAATCTAAAAAAAGAATTGTATTCTTTGAACAATAAAAAATTAGCTATCGACATTGAGTTAAAGCAAAACGCAAACGATATACAAGATGTATTAAATGACAAGACTTTAAGCGAAGGTAAAAGAGACGATTTGCTTAAAGGATTGTACAATATGCGTCAGCAACTTAAATACGAACTTAACGAAGTTGGTATTGAGATGGATAAAATCCAACAGAAAATAAACAACTTCAACAAAGAAAAAATCAAAGTAGAAGCTGATATTTCTTCATTAAAAGATGCCGAAAAGTTAGCTAATGAGTTTGATAACACGATTGCGGATTTAGATAAAGAAGAAATTGATATTAATGCTAAAACAGACAAATTAGAAAATGCCAATAAGCAACTAGGCGATATGATTTCAAAAGAAGGCGAAGTCAACAATACTACCGCAGATGTTAAGTCACAGATTATCGGTTTTGAAGATAGCATGAATAAGCTTAACAGACTTCAACAAGCTGCTAAAGCTTTGAAAACTGCTAGTAAGATTACATTTGATGTTGGAAATAAAATGTCAAATCTAGGCTCTAGTATGTTGAATATCGCAAAGAATTTCCAAAACAATCCAATAGGAGATATTGGACGATTCTTAGTACAAGGTGTTGGATATTCTAGTTTGTATAGATTTGTTTCAGGTGCACAAAACGCAATGGGCGAAGCAGTTTCAAACGGTGTTAAAAGATACGATACAATCAAAGTTGCGAAAAGAACATTGTCCACTGTAGTAGGTGATGTAGACGATTCTACAACGAAAATCCAAAAGATGATTGATAACCTAGATGAAAGCATTTTGGGTCTACCAACCACTTTAGATGACGCTCTAAGCCATGTTACGAGATTTACTTCAATCAATCATGATTTAGATAGGTCTCAAAAGCTATTCTCGGCAATTAATGATTCCATTTTGACATTCGGTGGTGATTCTGAGGGGGTAAACAATGCGGTTACTCAGTATTCTCAAATCATGGGTTCTAAAATGGATGCTCGTACATTGAGATCAATGGAAGATGCAGGTATGACACCAGCCTTAACTGCTATTGCAAAGAAATTTAATATGTCATTTGCAGAGTTTAGAGAAGCATTTACAGGGCCAAATCCAACTATTTCATTACAACAATTTGAAGATGCTCTGATTGAATTGGATGAAAAAGGTGGTGGTGGCCTAAATTCGTTGGCAACTATGGTTAAATCATCTGTAGCCACAATTGGTAATGCTTTTGACTTAATCCCTAAGAGATTTAGTAAAGCCGAAGAAAAGTGGTTAGGTGCATTAGATGAGGTTTCAACGGAATTAACAGGAGCTACAATTTACGGAAATATCTATAAACTTTCTCAAAAAGTTGAAGGCTTAGGAGATATAGGAGCAAACTTCATTAGAAGCCATAAAAAAGAGATTGGCGAAGGTATAGACTTCATTAAAACCAAGTTCACTGAATTATGGAGCGTTTTAAAAACGTTCAGTTTCAAAGATTTTGTTGGTGGATTTAAACAAGGATTAGATGATTTCAAAGGAGCAATTGATTTCTTCAAGCCTCTTGTTAGCGGTCTATATAATTTTGCAAAAGATAAAATCACAGAAATGGGAGACGGAAGCTTTTCTAAAGGATTAGGACGTTTCGTATCAGACTACATCCAAATTGGTATTGGATTAAAGTATGCTGGTAAGTTAATGAAACTTGGAAGCGGTGGAATTAGCCTTTTAGGAGATTTAGTAAACATTTCTTCAAAATTCAAAGGAAAAAGTTTCAATATTCCATTCCTAGGAAAACTAGGAAGTAAATTTAGTTCTATTAAAGATGTATTCAAAAGTTCAGATGAGATTACTGCTGCGACAGGTACTCCAAAAACTTTTGATGCAGAAGGATTTAAAAATAAATTATCTTCATTAGCTATCATAGCTGGTGGGGCAGGAACAATCATTCTTTATTGCAAAGCGATAAAGGAAATTGAAAAGAATGTTCCTGATGACATTACTACATTGCCTATGCGATTAACAAATTTGTTCTCTGTAATGGGATTGATGATGGGAGCTAACACACTTAATGCAGCAGTTTCAAAAGTATTAGAGATGAACAATGCCTTAACAGGATTGGCAATGATGATTGGTCAAGGCGGAGCTTTATGGCTATTTGCAAAAGCTATGCAAGAGCTAGATAAGACTATTCCTAATGGATTTGACACATTTAACGATAAGTTATTAGGTTTATTTGAATGTATAGGCTCTATGACACTTATTACAGGTATTCAAGGTGGTGCTGGTGTCCTAACGGGTGGAATCACTACATTGGCCCAAGTGCTAGGAATGGTAACAACAACAGGACTAGCTGGTACGTTGATTGCTTGTGCTAAAGCTATGCAAGAAGTCGATAAGAATGTTCCTTCAAACACAAAAGGATTGAAAAAGAAAATCCAAGGAATTATGGATGTCATAGATATGTTTGAAGGCGGAGGAACATATTCTTCTTGGTGGAGTCAAGTTATTAAAAGCTCTGAGTCTTTATGGAAAAACATGGAGACTTGGAATATTACTAGGATTCTAAAGAAACTTGTTACTATTGGAGAATCAATTTCAAAAGTACAAGGAATGAGTATTGATAGTAGTTCTTTCAACGATCAATTCAAAGATATTCAAGAGGTAATCAAGAATATTAATGATTTTGACTTTCCTACAGTTAGTACATCAAGTGCAACAAACATTGCAGATGCAAACAGTATCGTTAATAACTATACTACAATGGCTTCTAGCCTATCTGAATTATCTAGCATTAATGCTAGTTCGATAAATGTTGATAATTGTGTAAGCAATTTAAAGAATGTAGCTAGTGTTGTTCAAGAAATGAAGAAGATTGTATTCCCTGATGTTACAAAGAATATTAAATCTAATTTAAATGCTACAAATGCTCAAAATTTACTAGATACATTGAAGATTTTGGAACAGATTGTTCCTGAATTTGGAAACTTGCAATCAGTAATTAAAAGCAATCCTTTACCAAAAGCAAAGGATATTGAAAAGACAATTGAGAGTATTTCTCAAGCAATTGGATATATTTCTGTAGCTGGTGTTGGAACAGGAAAAGACAAGAATATGTTGTCTTATAACTTGAGACAACTACCTGATGCCGAGTTATTTACAAACGCATTAAATGCTATCACTACTTTAGGCAATATAATCCTTCAATTTGGTACTTTGAATGTTTATTCTGATGGATTTGATTTTGAATCACTACGAGCACATATTAAGCAAATTGGAGATGTAATCAATGATTTAGCAACCAACAAAGGATTGACAAAAAACACCAAAAATATTGGCAATGTTGATACGACAGTTACTAAGTTAAAAACGATATGTGATAACTTAAATTCTATCGTTGGATTAAATCTAGACTTTGTTAAGGTTGGAGAAGTCACAACAGGTATTCAAACATTCCTAAACAATGTTAAAGGATTGAAAGTTGGAGAAGCTACTACAGATGTTGTTACAGAAGTAAACTCAATCGTAACTTCCTTCCACAATATGGCAACAACTTTATCAAACATGAAGTCTGAATTTAATACCTCTGGTACAGATATGGCAAATGGAATTATTGAAGGTTTCAAAAGCATTGATATTGAAGGTTCATTTGGAACTAAGATTGATAATGCTAAAGCTTCATTGAAGAAGAAAAGCTTCAAATCAGTAGGTAAGAAGTTTGGAAGAGATGTTGTAAGTGGATTCAGTGAAGGTATCTCTAATATGTCTAGTTCAATCTCTAATCAGATTACTATGATGTACGGATATTCAACACGATTCACAGATTTAGGGCGGTACTTAGGAAGTGCATTTAAAAATGCGTTCAACAATCAATCAGGAAGCATTAATACAGGTGGTACAACGACTCCTACAGTAAACAGAGGCAATGAATCACAAGGAAAAAACTTTAAGTTTGCTAAAGGTGGCCCAGTTTACTTGAAAAAAGGTGGACAACCAATTGTCATGAAGCCTAGTGGAACAGATACAGTACCAGCTATGTTAACTCATGGTGAGTATGTAATGAAACGTAGTGCAGTTAAGAACGCAGGTCAAAGCTTCATGGATAAAGTAAATAACATGGATTTGAAAGGTGCGTTCAAAGAATTGTCTACTAGATATGGTTCTCAAGTTGGAAGTGTTGTTAATAAGAATGTGACTATCAACAATAACGATAATCGTGTTACGAACAACAGTATCGCTTTTAACGAAGGAAACGAAAGAAGGCAGGCTATCAAAGTAGGTAGATGCTTGAGAGGTTTGGCATAATGACTTGTTATAACTTAAACCCATTAAAAACATACGTTCAGTTCAATGATCTTGTAATAGATAGTGCAGAGGAGATTTCCTCTGCCTCTCTAAAGCAAGATACAAAGACTGCAACGCAAGAATATAGTTACGGACATGGTAGTTATGTTGCTTTCCAAAAGAATCAACAGTTTCTTACGGAAGGCGATTTGTCCTTAACGTTAAATTTTAATTATGAACATTTTCATGATGAAGATAGAAGATTTCTACGTGACTATTTCAATTTGAATTTGCTTAAACCTGGAAGGCTATGGGCAATTCAAGATAACAAATTGATTTGGGCATGGGCCTATGTCACAGGATTTAGTGAAGATTACAAAAAATACCAAGGTTATCTATCAATGGATATTGATTTTAAACTTTGGGAAGGTGTATGGCATATTGCAGATACAAAGAAAACATTCTTAGTTCCTTACTCTGTATGTAATATCCTTGATTGTGAGGATTTCAGAGATGCTCAAGAGTGCTTATCATGTTGTGTTACTTGCCCTCCCGATATGGAAACTTGCAATTCGTGTTTATGCGATTGTGGAGACATTACAGAGGAAACATCTTTATGTGTAATGGGTACTAAAGCATTGGAAGATTTTATGAATTGTGGCAATTCATACAAGATTGTCTACGATTGCATCAAAGGTGAACAAATTTTCGGTGATGATTTGATTAAGAATAAAATCTGTAAAAAAGATTATTGCGTTGAGTCAATTGCTGGAAGATTCTACAGTGGAACAGTGTTAGATACCGACAAAGTGAAATTGATTCTAGATGGTAAATTCCAAAACCCTGAAATTGAAATCAACGGAAACAAAATGATGATTTTAGGTGAATATGATGGAATTTTAACACTTGATTCAAGTTGGAACTTATACTTTACTGCGGATGGATGTTGTGCATCAGAGGAAGTAGATTTAGATAATCTAGTGATCGAAGATGAATTTGGGTTCACAGTACATCATGGAATGAATCGATTAGTGGTCACAGGCTCATGTTGTAAGATGGCTTGTGTATATATAGATGTTGATGAACTTACAAATTAAGGAGGCTTGCAGTGGTGAATGTAAAAAGTTATTGCACTGCTTGTGGAAAGTTAAAAGAAAGCAGTGCAGAGTTTATCCAAAATGGTGTTACAGATTCAATCTGTACGTCTTTAGGAAACGATACAGGCTTAAATCCAGAGAATGGCAATAATACGTGTACAGACATGGAAAATGCCAACGATTGCCTTACAAAAGGCTTATATGACGTTCTAGATGGATTTGATTTGTGTGATTGGAAATTATTCATGAGTCAATATGCTAACAATGATTACAACATGAAAGCAGCTATGATTTGTTGGATGTGTGGATTGCAAGACCAGTTGTATAATCTTCAACTTCAAAATTTGGCAATCGAAACGCAATATACTATTCAACAGTCTACACCTGGATTGAGCGTTGAAATTGACAGACAAGGTAATTTCACATTCAGATATGCAGATTGGATTCACAATAGTGATTACGAGAAAGTAGCGGACGGAGTTATTACAGGAAAAGTAGATTTCTGTATGAAGCCTAACAAAGATAAGAGTGCTACATACAAATTCAACAGTGTTACATTGAAACACTACTCTTATAAAATGACAGGAGTTCAAGCTGGTTCAGCTCCTACTGTTTCGATTCGTGTTCCTAATAAGAGTGGATCGTTGGTATATCAAAAAGCAACAAACGCTTCATTTGAAGAAGATATTAACAAAACAGTGGAATTAAGCATGAGTGGAACAGTAAAAGCTGGAGAAACAACGAATTGGTTGCAGTTCCTTTCTATTTATGTTGATTGGATAGAAGATGATGAAATATCTCTACACACTCGTTTTGTAAATGATAACAAGGTAAACTTCGTTATCTGTAGAGATTAGGAGGTACACATAAATGAATAAAGATGTTTGTTCTGCTTGCGATTCTTTGAAAGCTACAAGCAGTAATTTCATTCAAAAAGGTGTAACAGATGCTATTTGTGCAAATCTTAAAGCAAATCAAGGGTTTGAAAATAAGGGTCATAACAACTGTACAGATATGCACGATATGAACGATTGCTTATTAGGTGGGTTGTTAGAAAAGATTGATACATATGATGTTTGTGATGTAAAAGAAGCTATCAAAGATTTGGAAAAGAATTTAATCAGTATCATGGATGTAATGATTTGTTCTGATTGTGGACAATGGGAAGAAATCGAAAAGCTATGGGCAGAAATCCAAAAGATTTGGAATGCTATCAGAGATTTACAAAATAAGGTCGGAAAACTTGAAGGCAGCATTGGAGATATGTACAGTGCGGTTGAAAAGATTCTTACAAATCTTAAAAACAGTGGAGCATGGAAACAAACAGGAGATACTGTATTTGAAGGAAAATTCAATGACGGAAGAAGCATTGCTACAGGTAATATCAATATCTTTGGTGGTACTCCTGATGGAAATTCATACATCCGTACTAATAACGGAAGTTCTGAGAATGATTTGGCTGGTGGTGTTTAATGGCGTGGCAAAACTTTCATGGAGCTTACGATAACACAGGGCCATACGCAAACGTAGTATTAGGTGGAAATCCAGGCGATACCGCAGACTTTGGATTCCCACTTGCTGCTGCCCATGCTAAAGGGTATGGAAAAGGTATCAACTTTTCAGATGATGGAAACTATGGTGTTACGTTCACATTAGATTTAGTTGGATATGGTGTAACGGATGCTGGTCAATATACAGGAAACGGAAAGTATGTACAGTATGGTGGAAGATATAACTATATTTTGATCATTAGTGTTTCTAACAACAATAAAGCTTCATGGAGAGAAATTTATAATCAAGTAATATTCTCTCATGCCGATACATGGGCATTAGCTTATTCATCAGGATGGGAAACAGTGGCACAAAATAGTCAATGGAGTGGTAAGCTACAACTTCCGACAGATACAACACACGTTAAAGTTGAATTAAGAGGTGAAGATGCTACATTACCTTACGAGAATATATATTCTATTCAACAAGTTATCCCTGATTTTAGACCATGGGCAGTAAGAAAAGGTAAAGTGTTCTATTCTTTGGATAGAGCTACAGGATGGTTTAAAAAGAGAGTTAAAGGCTCTTGGGCCACTATTGGCAAATATAGTGCTGATAAAGCGAATAAAGAAAACCAAGGGTCAAGTAGAATCAGAAAAAATGGTAAATGGGTAGGACAAGGCAAAATTGGTAGTTAGGAGTAAATATGATTCCTTACTTTGAAATATTAGAATTTGGAAAAGTTAAGAAAAGATTCAGAGAGGCTTTAAGCACAATCAGTTTTTCAAACGAGTTAATGACAGTACCTGAAATGCAAATCACAATTCCTAACGAATACTACGATTTAATCTCAGGAAGAAAAGAAATGAGGGTAATCATGGATTGTGGAGTTTTCTACGGAATGATTACCAACTATAAACCATCTGTAAGTGGTTTAAACATATCTCTAACGCACGTAATCAACGAATGGGAATATAGACAAGTCCCAACAAATTATGCGGTTAAAAACGCTCTTATAAAGAACGTATACGAAAGCGAAGATATGTATTATTCGACTCAGTGGAAGATGAATTTTGAAACTGAGATTGATAACGAAAAGATTGACTATGTTTATTCTAGACAATCTAAATTGGATGCACTTACTAAAACTTGTGAATTGACACAATCTGTTTATTGGAGAGTTCCATTTACAAATGATAAGCAAGTTGAAGTTGGATATTTTGGAAAGAAACAACCTGTTATGCTTTCCAATAAGCCAACATTAGGAAGAAACTACAGAATCATTGGTGAGCCAACAATGGAAACCAATTTTTCGGATGTTATTAACTTAGCTACAGTTTATGCTAATAAATCTGATAGTGGTATGTCCTCTTTGTCATTAAGAGAAGTATATAACGATAAAAGCTTACAGAACCCTAAGTTTCCTGTAGTTATTTTGAGATCAAACATAAATAACGAGCGTGATTATGAATATGTAGACTTTCCTAAATTAGCTCCTAACAATCAATTGGAGTATTCGATTATTGATACGGAATCAGTTGGATATGAAAGTGGTGTATTCATTGAAGGAACATTTGCTTTTGATGATTTATCGCCATTTAGTCTAGAGGACATGACAAAAGACTCTAAAGACTATAAATGGGTAATTCCTAAAGAGCAAAGATTTTTGACGGATACAGAGGAAATAAACAATGCTAAAGCCTTATGGCACTCTTTAAAAGACATTTGGAGCAAATCTGCTATTGCTGCTTTATGTGGTTCGTGTCACGTAGAATCAACATTAAACCCTAACTTGTATCAAATGGGTGATGTTCCTGATTCTCAAAAAGGATTTGGATTGGTTCAATGGACACCATACACACGAATTACAAATTGGTTAGGCTCTCATGGGTATACAAGCTACACAATGTACGGAAAAGGGGAAGTAGCTAAGTTAGTTGAAGAATGGTCAACAAACGCTACAAATGGGCCTTGGATTCCTACTCCTTCATATAACATTACATTCCAACAATGGTCACACATGGAAGCCGATATGAATTACATGGTAATGGCTTTTATGGCAGATTATGAACGTGGCGATACATCTATTGATTTACAGTATCAAAAACGTATTGAATTTGCTCAACGTGTCTATGGCTTGATTCCTGAGTGGGAACAAGACGATAACGGAACTACAACCGATACGGATAAAACACAAGCTAGGCCTTGGAATGCTCAGAACTTTATCAACACATGGAATGGCCAATCTATCGACATGGATGGTGTACCTCCTGAGCAACCATATCAATGTGTAGATGCTTGGAAAAAAGCATTGCAGACATTAAATTATCCTGACCCAACGAGAGCTATTGGCGGTGATGGATATGCAGATTACATTTGGTATAACAGAGATGAATTAGGTTATTCTCAATACTTTGATTATGTTGATACACCTCAATTTGGTGATTGGTGCATATTCGGTAGAGGTGGTGACACACCTGCATCACACGTTGCAATGTACGTTTCAGATGCTGGTAATGGTAGAGCTAATTTCTTTGGCCAAAACCAACCTTATCCGTATTGCAATACCACAACAATAAGTACATCAAATATCATTGGTATTTTCAGAGTAAAGAGTGTTTATGTACAACAGAACATTGACCCTGAGTCTACAAACGGAACTACTATCATTACTGATAGCGATAGAATTTATGCGGCCAAGGTTGTATATGATTGTGCTTGTAGAAAACTAATTAATGCAAGAAGAAAGTTTTCTATCAACACTTCTTGTGAAGCATTGCCTAAAGAAGTAAACGTAGGTGATAGAATCAGATTTATTTATGATCTCAATCTATTGCAATTAGGAAGTTGTAACAGATACATGAAACGTATTCTAAAACAAGATGATTGGTTCTATATCACAAACATACAAAGAGAAATAGATAAAACAGGAATTGAAATAGACACATTGACTCTAGAGAAATTCCTAAGAACAGATAGAGACGGAAAGAGTGGTTAGTTATGGATGTTAGTAAGGCGATAAATATATTAGCTGATAGTGTCTATGATTTGAAAGAAAAAGGAAGATACAATTCCATTCAACGTAGAAACCATATAGTTGATTTTTATGGGTACGAGTTCCCTAGATGGGGATGTTCAAGTTCTAAACCAGCGGTAATAGGAATGTCAATTTCTCAGGATTTGATTTATTATGAGCGTTTTGAGTTTAAACTAGTAATAGATAATTCTACTGCTACAAACTTTAATGTTGAGATTGAAGGAATAGACATGACACCATATTTCAAGCAGCAATTCAACGGAGCATGGATTACAGGCAATGGACTATGGCCTGGGCAATATTCTAATTTTGATGTTCTTAAAGCTTGTGGGTATCTTTCAGAGGATGAGAGAAATAGAATATTAGACCCAGGATATAAAACAATCAAAGTAACAGGAAACGGGAATTTTGATTGTACGTTAGTAAATTATCTTAAATATAGTCATGTAAACAGATAAGAGGTATCTATGAATAGATATGAACAAAGGATTGAAAACCTATCAAATCATGTAAAACAAAATCCTAGAGATTGGCAGTCTGCCATATCGCTATTGAAATTGAACAGTCAACAAATTGACTTTAAAAGAAAACAAAAACAACAGTCTGCTAGATTGTCTATCAAAGCATACAAAAAGGAGGTTGTGTAGATGGAAAACAAATATAGCACTTCGGGAATTGGAGAAGATATTATCCGTAGTTTTACACAAATTGCAAGTGCAGAACTACATGCTAAAACCTTATTAGAAAAGCGTATTTCTGAGGTTGAAAACGGATTAATTAGTGAAGAAGAAATTCCTGATAATTTAGAAAAGATTGAAGCACTAAAGGATGAAATTGATGATTATGCCAACATCAGACGTTCTCAAATGCTTTATCTATACAATTCTTTTGGCGGCAAAGGGGATAGAGAACAGTGGTGTTTAGTTAAACATTTAAGTATGGCTATGTACACTGCATTTGAAGCATATCAAGCTTCGAATAGAGACCCTGAATTATTGAATATTGCTTTGGAGATTAACAAGAAGTTTATTGAAGCTTGTACAAAATTCTTAGGTGTAGAAATTACTTCTTGTGCATCTTGTTTTGCAGACATTATGAAAGCTGGAGGAAAATAATATGCAACCTGTAGTATGTAACAAAGATATGGCAGTAGTATTTCCTTTAAAAGATGGTGATTGTCAATTTTGGCTAGAAATCGTTGATTCAGTAAATGACATTACTAATCCAAGCAGAGACCATGCGTATGTTGATTCAAAAGGATTGTTCTATATTTACAACGGAAAAGAAATTCAAGTAATCAATGACCATGCGAATCTGAAAATCAAATGGGGAAATATGATTGGCGATATTTCTAATCAATTGGATTTAATGGAAATTCTAAATCAATTCGTAAAGACAATTTCTGTAAACGGGACAAACATTGCCAAAGACAACGAAAAAAACATTGCTATTCAAGTGCCTATCACAACTATTAAATTAGATGGAAATACAATTAGTCCTGTTGATTATATTGTCAATCTAGATTTAGCTAGTGTTTATGCAAAGAAA